GCACTAACGCCACCAGTTCCCACAACTGCCCATCCTTGGGCGCCTGTCCACATAAGTGTTACAGAGTCACCAATTCTTGTTAGAACAATTGTTGCAATACCTACACCAGTTGTTACTGTAAGTGTAGAAGTATTTGAGTTTGATCCAGCAATCTTTACGATATGCTTGATTTGACCCTGTTTAACTGAAGTCTCAGAAATAGTTCCTGTATGCGCTCCAGATGTTGAGTCAATAGTGGTGATTGTTGTAGTAATATTTGGTGCAGTGGTAGCTGCAGTAATTGCCTGTGGTGTTCCACCAAGTGCAACAATAGATGGAATGTTACCAAAAACATCAGTTACAGACACACGTTTATTAACAGGGTTGCCTGATGGGTCATCAATCACATGAAGTAGATCTTCGCCAGCAATACCTGCTCCAAGATCTGATAGTGCAGTAATTTTCTTATCTGCCATTTTTCTTTCTCCTTAGTTTAATTTGAACCCTCAAGACATCACAGCATTTATTGCTGGATTTGCCTCTTGAGAGGGAATGCTACTGTCGGGACTCGACTCACCTAATTGTTGCAGAAAAGCATCACATTGTTGGATTGCACCATTGATGGCGTTACCTTGTGCTGTCAACTGAACTCTCATATTATCTATTTTTTGAATCTGAGCATGAACCTGTTCAAGCTCAGTATTCAAATTTGTTTTACGTTTTTCAATATCATCGACACTAAGTTGTGCCTTATCATTCTTTGCCATTATATACTCCGTTTATATTACTTATGCAACTGCTGTAAGTGTACCAGCGGCAGAACCAGCGGCAGCACTAATTGCAACCAACGAGTTCAATGTAGTTCCTGTATCTTTCAGTGTACCACCAGCAAGTGCTACGTTCTGAGCAGCAATTGACAGTACGTCATCAGCAGAGACAGTTGAACCGCCTGCACCAATTGTACATCTAAATGTCAATCTGTTTGTACCAGAACCAGACTGATATGTTGCAGTCTTAGTTGCGGCAGAACCACCACCAGCTTGTGAGTTAGTGATTGCAATAGTTGGTGAACCTGTTACAGTTACCTTCTCGTTGTAAATTACACGAACATCAATGTTACCACCAGCACTTACGTCAAACGATGTAGTTACAAAGTCTGTTGAAGTGATAGTTGCAGCACCAATTCCAGCAGTAGCAGAACTACCACCAGCAAGTCCGCCGATTGCACAGAGAACTTCTTCGTTGCCTTTTCCGTTTAGAACCACCCAACCTCTATCGGTTGCGAATGCTTCTTTCTTTTGTGCAGCAGTCAGCCACTTTGGTTTGGACTCATCTGCTGTTACTGTTGTTCCCCATAGGGCCATTTTTCTTCTCCTTATTAAAGATTTTACTCTTCTATTTATCTAAATCCATATCTCTTCAATTGAGATATAGTTTGTGTTGGACTCAGATGATGAATCCCAATACCACCAGCGGCTTCCCACTCCTTGATATTCTTGATGTAATCATCAATCAAGATATTAGGTTTACCGTCAGTCATGGCATACTTTTGTTTATCTGCTCTCAGAACAAGATGTGTTTTACCAGTAGGTTTGGCATTCTTAGACAACCATTGTGTCTTACCCCTTCTACTGTTTCCATCTCTATTAGAATATGCAGACAAAATATTTGCATTATATTTATTAATCAACTTCCACATTACTTTAGCGCCAGGCATCCAATTAAGAGTTGCCCAGAAATCTTTCTTTCCTGTGATTGCATTCCACCGCTCATCTTTATCGGTTTTCGCAAACTGTAAACCAGTAAGTTGTTCATAACCACCAATGAAGTCACAAAGAACTTGATCCATGTCACAATATATTTGTGGAAGCTCTGCTTCATTTATCTTTGTGAGTTCCACAAGATTACGCATGATTAGTCCTTCTCTACAACCTTAGTATCAACCTTTGACATAGGTTTACCTGTCATGGTTTTACCATCTTCTTTTTTCTCTTCTTCATCTTCTTCTTCAGACTTGACTTCTTTTTTAGTTGATGCCTCACTCCACATATCACTGATATGTTTTGCAGTTCTCATTGCAAGTGAAAGTTCTTCTTGAACAGGCTCAAAGTCATTCTTGATCATTCTGTTATTAAATGATGACCATGAAACCTTATCACCAACTTTAGGAATATTTGGTTTACCATCCAGTGTTGCAGATGCTGGGTGCATATACAATCTCGCCATGTGAGCAGAAATTGGTTTACCCTTTTTGTTTTTCTTAATTTTATCTGCGTTCTTTGTATTCCAATCATCTCTGGCTTTTTTGGCTTTATTCAATTGAGACTTACCTTTGAATACTTGTATAATCTTTTGATTATTATCTCCAGGCCCTTGGATTAATACAATGTAATCATCTTTGCCAGGCGTGGACATAATGTTTTCTTCAAGGTCAGTTTCTTCATTTTCACCCTTATAGTTCTTGTCAACATAATCAAAGAACTTCTTTTTCTCTTCATCAGATTTGAAGTCAGCAGGACTGTCAACACCAAACTTCTTTAGTGCAGACTTGAAGAACTTTTCATATGCTTCTTTGTCCTCTGTAGTCATATCATCCTTTAATGACTTACCTTCTTTATCATAGCCAGGTTTCCCTGCTTTTTCTTTTTTTGATATTGCGATTGCAGCCTGTTGTGCAGAAGAAACCGCTTCCACTGCACTTTCAAGACTACCTTCTTTGGTTTTCAAATACTTAGGCATTTGGTTTCTCCTGTGTGTTTAGTTTATTAATTGTTTCTGTTGCCTTTGCAATTTGCAACTGCAACTGTGCGATACGAGTTTTCTTCTTATCATCTCGCATCTGGTCTACTTCTTTAGCAGAATCTGGTTTGTCCATTTTCTTTTCATCTTCTTCACCTACTATCCTTGGTAAAGAGTTAAATTTGTCTGAGTCTTTAAGAGCTGATTTTGCATCCTTCACATCTTGTTTGTCCACATAAAGTCTACCACTTCTGAAACTTCCAGAGATACCAGCATCTTTGAGGACAAGAAGAACCTCTTTCTCATATCCCTCACCAAGTTCAACTTCTTCTTTGAGTCCAATGGAATATGTAGTTTCACCCCCAAATTTATTCATGTCAAAATCTCTGTTAATCATCATGTCACCTTGTTTATCTGACATAGGTTTCTTGAGTTTAACAACCTTGGCCTTATTTCTACCAGCAACACCTTTACCTTTACTTGGTGAATCCATTGTGTGGCCACGAGTTGCCATATCTTTTGCATCTCTTTCGTCAGATGCAAATCCAATAACTTTACCAAGACGGTCTATTGCAACAAATTGATACTTGACTGCTTCATCAAGATTTTCTTCTTTGATATCATCAATAGATGCACCCATATCACCGATTGCAAATGTTACTTGGCCATCTCTCTTGTATAGGAACTTCTTGACTGCCTTCTCATTACCTTTAGTAACAAGAGTAATCTTTTCAACTCTGCCTTTGTTTACTGTGTTCTTTGATTTCACAATATACTCTACAAAGTCTTTACCTTGATTGATAGTAGAACTTGTCTTGAGTTTGACAGTATCACCCTTTTTGAGTTTGTCGAATATTTTATTCAACTTAGGGTCATTCATTTTCATTTCATCAATTTCAACTTCATTATTCATAACCATATCTAGAACTGCATCAACAAGTTTAGTTGCTTCTTTCTTTGAAACCTTTAACCCCTTCATCACAAATTCGATACCCTGTTCTCTATTTTTAGATGGGCCCATGAGGTCTTGTGCCTTCGTTAGACGGTCTTTCATCTTACCTTCATCAAGTTCCTCTTCCAAATCTTCATTCTGTCTTTTCAGAACTGCGGCGACTTGAGGATGGTCAGACAATCCTTTTTTGATTTTCTCAATAGCGTCCACTGCACCTGTCATGTTTCCACCAGCATATCTCTTATCTGATGCAACACCGATTGCCATCTTGATTTGTTTTGCAGAGAACCCCTCACGAATTTCTTGCAGGGCTTCTGTCATAGTTTTTGTATATCTAGTCATGTGTTTCTTCCCATATTTTTACGACAAGTTTCCCTGTACCTTTTATTAATCTGTGATACTCCATCTTTGGGATGGTGTATAAAAGTCCTTGTTGTAATTCTTTAGGTAATTGATTGTCTAGTTGTAATTGCCAACCCTTACCCTCTAAAATTGTTATCTCTCTTGTTCTTTTGTCTCTATGCCATACCAGTTCTTCACTGTCAACATCCTCTTTAAACTCTCTGATAATCAAACCGTTGTCATAAGATTCAGTATAAGGTTTTACCAAAAGAAATTGCCTCCCCCACTCAAACCAAGTTGTTTGGCATATTTTGGAAGATTACAACTCCAATATCCAGCCTTGGTTCTGTCTGTTTGTTGGTCACAGTTATGACGAGCGGCAAAACTTTTTCTTGCCTCTTTATCATCCAACTTAACCTTCAGTCCACTCGTATCTCCGAATGTAACCTTCTTAACATTACCTGTCTTTGGGTCTTTGACATACACATAGTACTTCTTAGGCCCACCGACTTTAGGTTTGTTTA